CCACCATATTGTAAATCAACCTGGTGATCTACCTCAAATGTTGCATCTAATTGTTCTCCACAATATTGACACATCCAATTTTGCTGTGATGCTACATATTTTTTCTTAGTTTCACTTACACTGCGTTTATTAGTTCCAAACCCAGAGTTTATCATTCGCTTTTGTTGTGGTGTGCTTGTTAAATTTTCAATTATTTTATTGGAATTCGTTAAATCAAATATAGGGGTAATCATATCTCGTGTGTTATGATCGATTGGTAAATATCGAATTACATTGGAGCCGTGCAATAGTAATTTTTGTGAAGAAATCGGATATTTTTTAATAAAAACATACAAACTTAACCCAATAAACCCAATACTGGCAATTTTAAAATATTTTTTCTGTGTTAAAAACCATTTAGAATAAGCCCCATCATGATAAGTATCAACTATTAATAAAATGGTTAAAATAAAAACCCATTTTTCTATTCCCATTATATAAATATAAATATAAATATAAATATAAACATAACCATAAACATGAATCATAAACATGAATCATAAACATGAATCATAAACATGAATCATACCCAAAATTAATTAAATTAGAATAGTTTACTTTTTATACAAATAAGTAATCACGGCAATTACACTTAATACAACACCTATTTGTATCATTTTCTTTTTTAGTTTGTAATAATCTTTGTCTTGTTCTTTGGAAGGTTTATATTTATCATAATATTTTTCTAAAGCAGTTTGTAAATCGTCTGTTTTCATATTGTTTTGTTTGTATATTTTATTAAATATGTAGTTAACCCATTTCATAAACGACAATCTAGAATCTAAATAAGGTGTCACTGGATAATCATCTATTAATTTAATGAAATCGTTGCCAAATGGCTTCATTGGTATAAAAAGTGGTAAGTTTTGAATAAAATCATAATATTTTTTTTTCGCAACATCATTTGGATGATTTGGATAATTTAAAGCGATTGTCTGCATTGTAAAATGAATATAAGGCATCCATACTTCCTTATTAAAACTCATTTATATAGGAAATGATATAAAAATAATTTTATTTTTACATATAGAAGTTATGAATATAGTTAATAAAGTAAATGTAAATCAAATAAAAAATGTGTTTTGTACTAATTGTGGAAAAATGGGACATCATTTCAGATCGTGTAAAAAACCAATCACTAGTTCTGGGATTATTTGTTTTAGAAAGCGCAATCATAAAATAGAATATTTATTAATTTGTAGAAAGGATACATTGGGGTATATTGAATTTATGAGAGGAAAGTATCCCATGTATTTTAAATCATATATCATTAATTTAATTGATGAAATGACAATACAGGAAAAAAACAATTTATTAACTAAATCATTTGACGAATTATGGTATGAGTTATGGGGTGATTTTGTAAATTCAAAATATTCAACAGAAGGTAAGATTTCCAAATCAAAATTTAATCATATCATGGATGGTGTTAATAACTATGATTCGGAATATTATAAACTACGACAATTAATTGAAAAAAGCACAACTACATGGACTGAACCAGAATGGGGATTTCCAAAGGGAAGGCGGGAATATCATGAATCGGATGTAGATTGTGGTAAACGAGAATTTGAAGAAGAAACAGGTATATCACATACAAAAATAGACATAATACTAAATGTAATTCCATACGAAGAAACATTTATGGGTTCAAATTACAAGTCGTATAAACATAAGTATTATTTAGCTTATATGAAAGATTTTGATAATTCGCATAATTTTCAGAAAACTGAAATTAGTAATATGAAGTGGATGACTTATGAAAAAGCTTTAAAACATATACGACCGTATAATAGTGAATTAATTGATATTTTTAAAAAGGTAAATGAGGTGTTAACAGAACACTACGATGATGTATAATATATTATGGTTGCGACATAATATGTTATGATTTTAATAGTTTAATCTAATATTATATTATATTAATAATGGAAGAAAATCTATATCCACATATTGAGTCAGGTGACTTTAATAAAAAAATAACATTAAAGCGTGAATTTTCAACTACAAAAATAAACGGATATTCCAAAGAAGATTATAAAAATATAGAAGCAATCTCTGATAAATTATGTGCAGCAACTGATTTTGAATTATCCAATCATCAACAGTTTGTAAGAAACTTTTTATCATTTGAAACACCATACAATAGTTTGCTTTTATATCATGGATTAGGAACCGGTAAAACATGTTCTTCTATTTCAATATGCGAGGAAACTAGAAAATATATGAAATTAATGGGATATAATAAAAAAATCGTTATTATAGCAAGTCCAGTCGTCCAAGAAAATTATAAATTACAGTTGTTTGATCCTAGAAAGCTGGAAAAAATAGATGGGTATTGGAATATTAAGGCATGCACTGGCAATAAGTTTATAGAAGAAATAAACCCTATGTTTACTAAAAACATTCCTCGTGAAAAAGTGATTAAGCAAATTAATAAAATTATAAAAAATTGGTACCAGTTTATGGGCTATGAAAAGTTTTCAAATTACATTACAAATATTATAAAAAAAGCAGCAATACGGTTAACAGACAAAGATTTAACGGATAAATCAAAGATTGAAATTATTGAAAGTGAATTTTCCAATCGTGTTATAGTAATTGATGAAGTTCATAACATTAGAACCGGCGATATTATGAAACGAACATCCGAGCATTTTTTAAATTTAGTTAAATACGCGAAAAATACCAAACTTATATTATTGACTGCTACACCTATGTATAATGATCATCGAGAGATTGTGTGGTTGTTAAATTTAATGAATTTAAACGATGGTCGGTATATGTTAAAAGAAAAGGATTTGTTTGATAAAAAAGGCAACTTACGCGTCGATAAATCTGGTAAAGAAGTAGGCAAAGAGTTATTAATACAAAAAAGCACGGGATATTTTAGTTATGTAAAGGGAAACAATCCATTCATGTTTCCTTTCCACATTTTACCGGAAACAAGTGGGAGAGATGAATCATTGAAAATATTAAGCAAAAATAAAAGTTGGTCTTATCCATCTCATCAAATAAATGATTTAAAGATAGATATTCCTATACAACATTTAGATTTGTTTATTACAAACATTGGAGGAACAATACAAGAAAAAGCATATAATGTTCTTATTGAAAAATTAAAATCGGATAATCCTATTTTAAAAAAGAAAAATGAAGGAATACAGTATACTATTATTGATGGACCGTTGCAAATACTAAACATGGTTTATCCAACTGAAGCACTGGAAGGTGTTTCTAAAATTACAGCTGCCTCTATTGAAAAAATGTATGGAAGTGATGGATTGATGCGATTAATGAAACGAGGAAAAAGTAAAAAAGATTATCAATATCGAGATGCTACGCTAAGTCAGTTTGGTAGAATATTTTCAGAAGAAAAAATTAAAACTTATAGTAAAAAAATACACACAATTTTATCTGAAGTAAAGAAATCGAAAGGAATTGTGATGATTTATTCACAGTTTATAGAAGGTGGTTGTGTTCCTTTGGCATTGGCACTTGAAGAAATTGGCTTTGATCGTTCAAGTGGTAATAATTTGTTTAAAACCAAACCATCTACTAAACGATTAAAGTTTAAACATCGCAACGGTAAGGGGTTTTTTGGAAAATACGCAATGATAACGGGCGACCCAACTATCTCTCCCAATAATAAATTGGAACTTAATCAAGTTACCGGTCGCAATAACAAATATGGACAAGAAGTAAAAGTAGTCATTATTTCAAGAGCAGGTTCAGAAGGATTGGATTTTAAAAATATAAGACAAATGCATTTAATGGAACCATGGTATAATTTAAATAGAACAAACCAAACAATTGGACGTGCGGTGCGTAATTTAAGTCATTGTGCGCTACCTTTTAATGAAAGAAATGTAGAAATATTTTTGTATGGAACGCAACTTAACGATGAAAACAAAACAGAGGCGATAGATATGTATATGTATCGTCTAGCAGAAAGAAAGGCAATGAAAATAAATGAAATAGCAGAAATCCTTAAGCAAAACGCAATAGACTGTGTGTTAAACAAGCAACAATTAAATCAGTATGAAAACAATGTTGAAATAGAATTATCAAGTGGAACAACAATTAAAGATTTTGATGTTAGGGCAAAAGACTATAGTTTTGCGTGTGAAGTAGGTAAATGTAATTATACTTGTTTGTTAGATAACGATGGTGAATTTAATGAATCGGCATCAGATAAATCAACATACAACGATTATTTTATAGTGTTAAATTTAGATGTCTTGCTTAAGAAAATACGCTTTATTTTTTCAAACAATTATGTATTGCATAAACGACAATTGTTTTTGTTAATTAATCAATACAAAAAGTATTCAGATGAGGAAATTTATATTGCGCTTGACATGCTTATTAATAATGAAAACGAATTCATTAAAGACCTTCTTGGAAGACAAGGTAAATTGGTAAATATTGGTGATTATTATATGTATCAACCAATTGAATTGTATAATAAGCAAATATCGTTATTTAATAGAAAAACACCGGTTGAATATGAAAATGATAAAATTACGATGAGCATACCTAAAATGGTATATAAAAAAAAGGAAAATGATACTTCAATATTAGAAGAGATTGAGAAAATATATGATTTTTTAACGGATGCTGATTTATCGACACCACCTTTAAACAAAATAGAAATGCAAGGATATAAAAAGGTAATCTCTAGTATAAACAAACAATTAGGTATTGATAAAAAATATATGATTAGGTATGTTATATATCATTACATAGAAGAATTACCGTATCAATCTAAAAAAAGAATATTAAAATCATACAACTCGATAAGTAATGTTGAAGTTAAAAATATAATTAATAACTATTTTGACAGATATAGTATTGGTAAAAAAGATGATAAATATGTTTTAGCAATTCCAAATGAAACAAATACATTAAGAAGCTACAGTTTTTATGTAGAGCAGAAAAAAGATAAATGGGTTGAAAATACAACAGAAATCACCGCATTAACCAAGCTTTTGATCAAAAGGTATAAGGTTGTTGATTGGAAAAGTAAATGGGTTATTCCAGGTAAAGAAAAAAACATTCATTTTTACAATAAATTTAAAAACGGGCGTGTGGTT